ACTAGTGGCCATACACAGCGCGGTGCGCCACGAGTCTCAAAAGGCTCGCCACTGGGCGGTTCCTTGAGCATGGGCAGGTATCGCTTCGAAGTCAGCCCGTCGACTCGGACTACGGCCGCATCGATCAGCCGCTGACTATGGTACATGGCCAGTGCGACTCGGCCACGCAGTGAGCGCTGCTGTCCATCAGAGACCACATCGACAGTCGCTTCTCGGCCGATCTGTGTACCGACTACGTGCGCGTTGGTGATCACATAGGCTCCAGTGGCATCGGCACCGGCGATGAAGCCACTGCCACAGCTACCGCTGATGCGAACTCGCACCTGGGGGCTATCGGCCTGAATCGGTGTACCAGACTGGACGTCTTGGGTAGTGATCGGGTCTACAGGGCAGCCACCGATGGGGCAGCTCACTTGTGCCGATCCAATGGCTGCTAGTGCCATGAGTGTCGCCAGCGACAGGCTGACTCGGGCGATGAATAGACAGTTGTAACGGGTCATCATGGGTGAAAACTCCTTTTTTGAATGTAACTGGATGGGACCTTCGCGAACTTGAGAAAATTTGAAACGGGTTATTTGGATGCCGTGAATTACGGTGTCAGCAGCACACGGACGCGGGCATCACCTAGGGCAGCCAGTCGTACAGCTCGGCCCATCAGTGTGTTAGTGGCAACCACGTTGGTAGCCACCTGCGCCGCGGCGTCCCAGTAAACTAGCGCACCAGCCGTGATGGCTACCGCCGCTTTGAGAATGTCGAACTCGCCGGTCACAGCCAGCGAGCCTGGAGTACTAGCTGGGATAGGACTGGTGGCAACACCCACCAGTCCCCCCTGCACTACCACATCACCGGCCGCCACATTGGCTGGTGGCGTATAGTCAACGAGCTGGCCGGCATCTAATCGAATTGCTTTCATGATTGGTTGGTTCTCCTATGACTGCAGCACTATGCGGTGCCGCTTTCGCGTATGAATAAATCCCACAGTAGCCGGGCTCACTCCAAATGCGTGGGCAATTTCCTTTTGCGACACGACACCTTGAAGAGCGGCAATCTCCCGTACCTGGTCGTCGGAGAGCTTTTTCCCCACAGGTTCACGCAATCGATTTCGATAAGCGTGTCGATGGTTATCGCCTCGACTGAGGTACTCGATATTTGCAAGCCGGTTGTCTCGTTTGTTACCGTTGATGTGGTTCACATCTCGACCTTCAGCCGGTCCGTTAAATGCGAGCGCAACAAGACGGTGGACGCTGCGGGTCACGTACTTCCGATTGACCCGCAAGCTGACGGCCAAATAGCCAGTCCGCGTGTGCAGTGTGGCTTGAATAGGTTTCCACTGGCCGGATTTTCGGCTCCGAATCTCCCCCAGCGTGCTTGCCTGATAGTCTGGAAATCCGGGAATATCCTTCCAATGGCGATAATCCCTAACTGAGGGAACCATCATGCTTCTCCCTTCGCTTTGATCCCGCCACGAGGATCCTGCATGGCGCATCCGAAATCGTGATAACCACGCATCTGTACACCCAGCACGTTGAAATCGGCTTCTGCCGTTTCGATGGTCGGAGCTTCCTGACCGTTGAGGAAAGCGACCTCGATCACTGGCAGGTCGCCGGGCTCTGCCAGCAGGTACCAGGCCTTGGATGAATTGCCTGTGTAACTTGCGTTGGAAAGATACCGGCTGACCTCGACTCGGAACTTGCCCTGGTGCGGGTTGGCGATGGGGAATTTGGCACTGGGCGTAGTATCGCGCAGTTCTAACGACTTAAAGAGCTGCGCACCGATGGCCGATAGAGCTGTCGGAACCAGCATGATGGTGGGCATGATGCCAATGGGCTTACCATCGGCATCGGTCTGATCCATGAAACCCACTTCGGCTTTGGTCAAACCATCGATCGATAGAGCCGTGTCTGCTCCTGAGAGAAAATTCTTGTTGCCAACGGTGAAGAAGGAGGCGTTATTGAGAAAAGCCGTCCAGAAGACATCGTTGATCTTCAGACCCGAACCACGCCCCAGCTTCTGAGGTACTGTTGTGATCGCTCCCAAATCATCATTGATGATGTCGCGCCGGTCGATCGAAAGCATCAGACCGTAGGTATCGGCCTTGTTGGTGTAATTCTCATTACCCAGCGTTCCATGCTTGATCTCGCCACCCGGAGCGACCAGTTCATACTGATCCTTGCCAACCAGTCGGTAACTGGTGACCGTCTTAAAATCGCTCACATTGCGAACCGCACAGATGTTACGCCAGGTGCGCTCGACGCTAAAGAAGCCTGCCAGCAGGAATTTATTGGCTACGTTGGACAGGATGCCACCGATGTCGATGTTGGAAAAGCCAGCCGCTTCCACCGACCGACCAAACGCACAGCGCAGTACACTGCGGCTGTCTCGGAAGTTGCGACCGGTGTAGCCATTGGCCCAAGCTGCCTCAAGTAAGAGTTCCTGAAGTCCAATGCCTCCTCGGAAACGACGATGAGCCAGATCCAGAGCCTGAGGGCTGGCATTGCTGGGAGCATCCAGGCCTGCTGAAATACAACAGGCAGCTTCCAAGACTTCGGCCGTTACCAGATTGTCGGCAACGTGAATGGCGGCGACCTCTGGGCGGTGGATACGAAGTAACTCTAGCTCGGTGCGCTGCTCGGTCCAACCTTCTCGGATGGCTCTGGCTTCGATCTGTGGCTGGCGTCCCCCACACATGCGTCTAATTGCGGCGATTCGCTCTGTCTCAGCAGCTTGCTCAGCGCGTAGAATGTCAATCGGGCTCTGTGCTGGAGCGCTAGACACGGCTGTGCTAGCTGCCGAGGCGGATGCTTCGGGTGCCAAGAGTGTTAGAATTGGCTCTGCCAGATCGCGGGTCGCCTCTTGCGGATGAACCACTGGCAGGCCGTCTTGCCCTTGAATGAGCGCAGGCGACTGTGACAGCGCAGCCACACTGGCGCTGGTCGAGCCATCTGCGCCCAGATCCACAAAACTGATCTCGCCCAGCGTTGCCTTGCGGACTACGTTCAGTGGTCCAATGTATTGTCGTCCATTGACCATGGCCTGTTGCCCCTCTCGGATGAATTCGAACTCTTCCACACCTGCGCCCACGGAGGCTTGCCAGGGGAAGCCATTTTTGGAACTGACGACTACTTCGCGGGCTGCTGGCGTGTCGCGTGAGATCACGCCGCTTGCCACCAGTTGTCCCTCTTCCACACCAATGGCATTGGTATGTCCCACTCCCGAGAGCGGATCATGACCAAAGCGAATCGGTCTGGCCTGCGATGGAATGCCCAGACCAGCCAGGTCGATAATGACTGGATGCCGCCAGCCACCAACACGCATCGGACCGCCCGTATAGGCCACCATGCGAAATCGCGGCAGAGACTGTCCGGTTCCATCGTCAGCGGCTGCATCGATGTCGATGATGGCTTGAGCCGTTAGGCTCAGCCTGGCAGGAGTCACAAATGAGTCAGACTTGGTTGTCGGCGGTTTCATCGTCAATGTCATCGGTATCCTCCGATTGAGGTGAAGGTAGTGTGAGTGAGCTGATTCCCAGCTCGTTGATCAGAGCAAGCTCCTTGGCTCGTTGGCGCAGTTGCACTTCCCAGTCTTGACCACGCTTGGCATACTCGTCGGCCAGCGTGGTAGTGAGATTGGCTAGCCGCGTGGCCTGCGCGTTGGCTTCTTTGGCAGGATCGACATGTTCATGTCCGTCGAAAAACCATTGATGTGGCCAACTGGCTATTGGCCCCAGGCCGGTAGGTAAGAAGTCTGACAGCAGCGCTGCTTCGTCCAGCCAGGCTGCCAGCACGCGATCCAGGACTGCGCATTCCAAATGCGACTGCTCGACACGAATCGCTTTGAAGTAGGTTTGGTGATCGAGCCGGCCAGAGGCATAGTTGTATCCCGACGAATTCGCGGCGGCCACGTTGTATGGCATGTTGAGACAACGGGCTATTTCATTGAGCAGTTCATGTTTAAACTCACTATAGGAGGTACTTGGTTGCTCACTTTTCATTTGCTCCATACGCCATCCACCGGGCATCGTCAGTAGTGCGCGTTTCTCAAGCTCGATAGGCTCAAATGGCTCGGCCGAATCGGCCTCTCCACCGGCCGGTGCATCGGTATAGAGAATGCCAGCGAAGTCTGCGGCAGTTTCAGCAGCCGCCAGTACAGCCAACGTGTAACGACGTAGTTGAGCAAACAGTGGTAGCGCCGGCATGATGTCCGGTATGCCGCGCGCTTGGCCTGGACGATCGGCTCGATACCAGTGCACTACCGATGATGCAGGGATGCGGTCGTATTCCCGCTGTGACCAGACGGTGTCACCAGGATGACTGCGCAAAACATGGTACTGGCTGGGGTTGCCCGCTGAGTCGAAAACGATGCCATCAACTTGAGTTTCACTGCGAGGATCAAAATCGGGTGTGGCCACCTGGTCGGCTTCAATCAAACGTAGATCCAGTTGAATGTCGGTGGCCAGGCCCGGATTGTTGGTGAGAATCGCAAAGGCCTCGCCATCAGTCGCACGGGCCATTCGCATGGTTCGCAGCTTATCTGGTAGTCGGACCGCCTTAGACCACTGCATGAAGGCCTGCTCGATTTTTCGATTGGCCTGGCCATCTTCGGTTAACAGCTGTAGCCTTGGGCCGGTACCGATCACATCGTGGGCCAGCGTGAGTACAATACCGCGAGCATAGGAGTTGTTGGCGACTTCATAGCGAGCTCTATTACGCAGAATGCGTCGCACCTGGGCACTATTGGCGCTGTTGGCCGATAGTCCGTCGGCTGCGGCCCAGTGTCGTGAGTTGTCGACCGTGGTGGTTGCGGCGTCATAGCGACCAAGCAGGCGGGCCAGCGAAAAGGGGTGTCGGGTCGAGCTTACGCGCAGTCTCTTTGGACTTTGGCGTGCGTTTGCAGTGCTCAACATCCCTGACAAGAACTTCAACATCCGTGAACCGATTCTTTCAGTAAAACCCGACACCCCTGGACTAGAAACAAGCCGCACCCTTCGGATCGGTGCATCAATCTGCACCCGGAGGCACGAGCTTGTTAAATCGCAGGCCACGCTTTTTCCCAGCAGCGGCTGCCTTGCTTGCCAGATACTTGTCCGCAGCGATCTGCTCGGTGAGCTTATGCTGCTCGACGCTCCCAGCATCTCCCGATGCTTTGGCGGGTGCCTTGGCACTCTCGCGAATCGTCTCTTGCAAGTTGTCTGACATTCGGGCAAGCCTCAAACTGAAGATGTGGCCTTCTACCTGTAGGCATACCCGGAAGAGCTGCCAAATGACGGACTTGCCTGACGATTTTTTGGAAATTCTCTTGCGGATGAGTGACCGAACGTGTCCTTCTCGCTGACCATCCTGTATGCGGTTGGCGTAAGTAGTTACCTGAAAAGGAGTTCACAATGTCCCTTAAACGTGGACGCAGGCCGAAAGTATTGGATCTAGAGGCCGAGTACCAGCAGCTTCTAAGTACACTTCGAGAAATGATAGGCAAAGCTGTGCCACTGAGTCGTTCCTATACTCAGGGGGAGCAGCCCATTTTGGTTGCGATCAAAGATGGCGCGGCCACAGTTCGCTTTCGCAAACGATAGCTACGACTTCGAAGTCGTTTGAATCCTTGTCGATGCTGGTACGTCCTTCCCT